ATTTAAGTTATATGGAGTGGTATTTCTAACATAATCTGTAGAATTTAAATCAACATCATCCTGATTTGAGTATCTATCAAAATTATACTCTATTGGTTTTGATTTAAATTTATTTCCAACAAAATATGGAAATTCTGGTTTTCTATAATTCTTGAATGGTGGTGAGGATTCTAAGGATTCGGTATTTATTGTTGTAAAATATGCATAAATTCCATTTGGAAATTCTGGGGTGATGCAAAATCTTCCATTAAACTCATCCAAATCACCAGATTTTTTATAAGAAAAATCATTTGCAAAAAATCCATCAGGATAAACACTATTTCCAAAAGAATCAACTGGATTTGGTCTATCTGGTAGTACAGATAACTCATATCCAGATTTCATCAGTTTTATTGATCCACCAGTCAATGAAGAATATCCATATGGGCCATAGATTGGATTTCCATCATATGCCCAACCAATTATTGGGGAGTGTGTATCTGATAAAACTTCTCTTCCATTTTCCAATCTAAGATCTGGAGAATAGATTGTTACTCCATCAACAACTTTGGTTCCTGATACTGACTGTCTTAACTTTCTTGGAGAGTATAAGTGTGAATATTGGAGACCAAATGACTGATTAGTGCCTTTTGTTATTACACCATCATCATCTGTTATTTGATCATTTTGTAAAAGTCTTTCGAATAAATTAATTGACCATAACTTGGGAGTAGAACTGAATTGTGCGCTAGAACCTGATGCAATAACTGTAATTGATGTATCCGAAGGAGTATATCCAAACCCACCAGCAACTACCTTAACCTCAGTTATTACTCCACTGGATAATATCGGTGTTAAAATTGCCCCTGACCCAGAACCAGATACTTCCAAAGTTGGTGGAGAATTATATCCAGAACCAGAATTTAAAATTAAAACTTGTTCAATTTTACCATTAGATACAATTGCCTGCAATTGAGCACCAGACCCAGAATTTAAAGTAAATGTTGGCTGTCTATTATAATTGATAATTTCCGATGATCCATAACCAACTCCACCATCTTCAACAAAAACAGATGTAATTTCTCCTCTAAAAATTGGTTGAATAGTTGCATTAAAATCCTGATCTGTTCTTGTGGAGACACCAATTGCACCAGAAATTGTTACTTGAATTTCTGGATAGTTAAATGATTGGATTCCAGATCCCGTTGATTTCAAATCAATGTATTGACCACTTCTATAGTAAAAATCTGCACTTGTTGAACCAACTCCAACTTGAGACAGTTTAAAACTGTCATCATTAATTTTAGTTAGATAATAAGATCCTTGAGATAATCCTTCAATTGCTGATGTTCCTGGAACATATGAAATTATTTCTCCACTTCTATACCTATGATTTTTTGCAGTAATTGTGTTGGATGATGTATTAATTCCAATCGAAGAAACTGTTACTTTTCTGTTTTTATATCCCCTTCCAGGATTTTCAATCGATATAGAACCAAGAATCTTTTTGGGATTTGCTGATTTTACGACATGATTACCAACACCATATGAAGTAAGATCAACTACATTTACTTCAGATATTGCGTCAAAAAAAGTTTTGTGGAATTTAACTGTAAATGAATCTTGTACTGAGACGTAATATGGAGAATCAGTTGATAATCCCCCAACAGCAGTCTGCCCATCAGTTTGGTAAATTACTAATTCACCATCTCTGAATTTGTGATGAGTAGAGAATGCTACTGTATTATTTGTTAAATCTACAAGACTTGCAGTTTCTATAGAATTAAAAGATACAGAATGACTAATGGTAATGAGATTTGGTTTTGCTACTGCACCAGACCCATTTCCTCCCGTTATTGTAATGACGGGATTTTCTGCATAGTCAAATCCACTATCTGTAATCTCAATTCTTTCTAATTTTCCTTCTACTTCACAATACGCAGAAACACCAGATCCAACAACATCACTTACCTGTAATACTGGTGGATTGATTACATCATAGTTAGATCCACCAGAGGTAACATCAATTTCTTCTATTGGCCCATAATATACAACATCATTGGATTTATAATTTAGAATCTCAACTCCGTTAATGAGAATACCAGTAAGTCCTGGAGTAGTTTCATGATCTTCCTCATCATTAACTGCATCGGAAATTTTTCTAATTAGTTTCTGAGGTTCTAGGTTTTGATAAGCAAAAGAAGTGTACTCTAAAACATTATTTGATACTGTTCCGGAAATAGATACATATTTTTCATTGTAAATATTTGATCTACTTCTAGAAAGTTTTATAGTATTTTCATCAACAACTTTTACAAAATAAATCCCTTCGGAAATATTTAAAGTGTTTGTAGAACTTACAGGTCTATAAGTTACAGAATCTCCTGTATAAAGTCCATGATTATTAATTGTTATCTCCTCACCACTAAAAGTTCCGGAGAAAATAACTGATCTATTGTTGATATTAAGTGGTTGATCGAGATAGTTTGGTATTGATGGAGATGCAACATAAAGAGAAGTTCCATCAGCATACACATTTTGAACGTTGGTTGTATAGATGCTGAGATCTGGATAGTTATTTGAATTTACTCTAGACAGTACTTTTTGAATAGTATACTTTCTTTGAGTGTCTAACTGACCTTGACCTCTAATTGTAAAATTATTTTGATTTGAAATAGAAATAATATCAGTTGTTCTTTCTGTTCCATCAGTGAAGATAATCTTTGCAGAATCTCCAATTACAAAATTGTGATCATCATAAGTTGTTACATTATATGCAAAGTTTGAACTATTTTGAAGTGTTATTGATTTAACTTCATAAGAAGTTGCAATATTATAGTACCAGTTATTTGCGATGTAAGAAGTTAAACCAATACCTAAAGTTTTAGTTGTTATCTTATCACCAGGTTCGTAATAAAAGGTATTTGGATATAAATCCAAATCAGAAAGAACACCAGTGACTCTTACTTTAACAACATTCGATGTGCTTAGTCCAGAATATCCATAAGCATAAGAATCAATTCTTAAATCCTGAGTAGAATCAATTGAACGATCAATTCCGGAGCATCCAAAAAATTGATTTAAAGTTTTTGACTCATATGTAATAGTCGATGAAGTTCCGTCAGTATAATCTGCAATTAAAGTTCCTGAATTTGGAAATCCAGCAGTAGAATCTACATCAAGTGTTGTTGATCCAGTGGAAACTGATGTAATAAGTTTTGTCTGTGGATGTATTGAAAATTTGCCAAAAACAGATCCCTCTACAGATATATCCTTGTCAAAATCATAATCTAAACTTATAACATAGTAATCTTTATTACCTCTTACTATTTTTTGAACATCGTTTATAGATCCACTTGCACCAGGAAATATATCTGTTTGATCTTGGAATAAAGTTCTATTGATAAGATCTTCAGGATTTCCTTCTAAAGACTCCACTACTAAGTCTCTAGATACTCTATACTTTGCATCAGAAGGGATGAATAGGTAATCTCTTGGTTTGATTACTTCAACATCTTCACCATAAAGTGCTCTGAACAAGATTTCGAATGATTGATCTGTTCCTTTTGAAGAATAGAAATCTTTAGATTGTTTAATAAAAAGATTTTGGTCAATTCCAGAATATAATGATCTATCTTCAAATCCTGGAATTACTTGTTTTTTTACTTTATTTAAAAATTCTTTTAAGAAAAGAACACTTAAGTTATTGACTGTAGATCCTGATGAATGTGTAGAAATGTCAGATTGAGAAAATACAAGTTCATCTGGCGTGTTTAATCCCCTGTAAGAAGTAATTCCACTAAATCCCCTTACACATCCAGTAAATGAATTTGTGGTGATGCCAGTGTATGTAATGATTTCAGAATCAATCTGAATCAGTCCATAAGATTGTGGGAATCCATATGTAGATGTTACTGTGATAGTTTCATCTACAAAATCAACATCACTAGAAATCGTGGTAGAATCAGTTAAATTAGTTAAACTATCAACTTTTATATACTGATCAATATTTTGTAGAATATCTAAAGTAGATCCTTGACCTTCTAAAGAAAGATAGTATTGAGATAAGAACTCTCCAGCTAAGGGGAATTCTTCTTTTACAAACCCTGGAAGTTGGTTTGCAACGATTGAAATAATTTTGATTCGTGTATCTACCATTTCTTACAGTCTTACTAGGTTCCCGTTTGTGTAACTTGAAGTAGTCATATATGTAGTTCCTGATGGATCTGCTCCAGAGGAAACATCATCCGATAACATATTTAATGTACTCTTATTAATATCTAGTTGTAAATATAAATCCTGTAATCCAATGATGTCATTAGACTTTGGAACCACTGCAATTTCAATGATTGATTGTCCTTGGACATTTTTTAATGTAGAAATGAAGTTTACCGAGTTAAGTAAAATTTCACCCTTTTCATAATTAATAGTTCCTACAGATCTTCTTACTATTGCTGGTTGAGTTGGAGAGTCTAACTTAAAGAAAAATATCTCTCCAGTTTTTTCATCTTGATTTGGTATATCTGACATGTATAAAGTATCAGCAATACCAGAAACTTTAAATCCTGATGACTTTATATTGTATCCATTTATGTTTTTAATGTGAAACTCGTTACCAAAACAAATTTCATAGTTTGCAAATTGATTAAGACTTGCTCTCAAGTCTCTTCTCATTTGAATTTTTGTAATGTTTGAGGTCACAGACTCATGGCTATTATCAATAATTGCTTGATATTTACTATACTTAAATCTTGCACCATATTTGTTTAACTCTATGGAATTTGCGTATTCATTAATATTATTTGATACAATGGTTTTTACAAAATCCGCACTAGGAGCAAGGTTGGTGTTGTAATATACTGTTGAATCGAATTCAATATACAAATACTTTAAGTCCAAAATTTCTGGTACAATTCCAGCAACACTATATCTTCTTAACTTATTTTTTAAATTATCTTTTATTGAGTTGGGAACAAATGGTCCATAAAATGGTTTTATTGTGATAAAAACTTTTCCATATTGTGGCGGTGTCAAATCTTCTCCACCAAATACTGAAACTGATTGAGTTTCTGGATAAATTTTTGGAATCAATGCCTCATAATCGGATGCAGTTACTGCTCTATTGTATGAAGAATAGATTCTGGGTGCATAGTTTTTGATAGAATCAATTGACTCAATCTCTTTACCACCTTGTGATGAAGTATTTGTGGTAATAAGTGATAATCCAGAAGTAACTAAGTTGTTATTATTATCAACTATTCTTCCATTAAAAGTAAATGAAGAAATTCCATTTCCAAGTTCTCCATTGGTAGAAATGTAAGAGGTTTCAATAAAATTTTGAGATTGTAGTTTTTCTCCAAATACACCATCACCAAAAATTAATTCATATCTTTGATCTTCAATCTCTTGAATGAAGAAAACTCTTGAGGTTGATGTAACTTCAAACAAACTATCAGATAAAATGAATTTTTTTGAAGAGGTGCTAGATTGAGTATCTCTTACAGTTACTGAAATTGTGGAGGTATCTATATTTGCATTTTCTAAAATATATCTTTGTGGTGGTGCTGGATTTTCCGCCTGAACTGTAAAGTTTGATGTTAAAAAAGTTCCCTCATAAACTTCTACATTATCGAATGATGCAATCCCGTTAACAACCGGTGTCGTTACATCTTGTGGTATTGCAAAAGTATAACTTTCAGCACCAAAAGATGAAGATGATGTACAAACTGTTCCCTTTTTAATCGTTAATGTAATTGGATTTGTTGAAAATCCCGTAGTGTCTACGAAAAATGATATAATAGCTCTAGATGCAGTTCTTGATCTTGGAACGTAACCAATATTTCTTGCTAAAGAAACTACATTTTCTCTTAATGTAGCACTATCAATAAAGACCTCATTACTAACCATGTTAGCATTGTATGAGGAAATATATGTGTTATATGCAAGAACATCAATTAACGTTGAAAGATTGGATCCTTCAAAGTCGTAATCAGTAAAATTAGAATTCGATCTGAGATAATCTCTAATCGAAATTTTTATCTGATCGAAATCCAGGTTGGTGAAATTTACTAATGCCATTATCGTGTTGGCTGTAATGCGAATGATAACTGTTGTGGAAGAACATCAATTCCAATAATATAGTAATTAACAGTCACGTTAAAGTTGTTATTGTCATAGTCAGGATCGACAATTACATCAATCAAATCAACTCTAGGTTCATAATTATTGATTGTACTCTCAATTTCGTCTTTAATCACTGATGCAGATATCTCATCAATGTTCTCAAACAAAGAACGACTTACTTTAGACCCTAAATTTTCATTAAAAAATCTTTCACCAGGGTAAGTAAGAACCAAATTGCGAATAGAACGAGCAATTGCATTCTCATTTTTGAGAGCAATTAGATCATAATTGATTGGATTGACCTGAAAAGACATGCTCAGGTCTTTAAAATATTTACTTAGCCGTTCTACAGGCATAAAAATGAATAAATCTATCTTATTTATTCGGGTTTTTGGAATTCATAAAGAGGTTCAGTTCCATACTCCCAGTCATCATAATCCTCATCATTGCGAATTCTTGAATGAAGTTCGTTTTGTTGAGCAAAATCGTGTTTTTTAGGTGTCATATCATCATTTGCAATTTCACGAAGCATTTTTTTCTGAGGATTGACTCCATAATCAGTAATTAAATGGGTTGTACCCCACATTTCGTGCATATAATCAGTATTCCTGTCCGGATTCGGGTTGTTTGCCATCTGTTTTCTCCTCTTTTAAGGGTTGAACAGAACTTTTTACGGGGTTGCTATCCCGTTCTTTAGCAGTTTTCCAGAAATATTCGTCCTCTCTACCCATTCCAAGACGATCAAA